ATAAAGAAGGGATGTTGATACACCAAATGTTCCATGGCTTTGAATGCCGGCCCGACCATGCACTTGTATTGATCGGAGCGCGAATTGATAGCCCGGGCGTGTTTGTACTCGGGATAACATTCATCTTTCATGAATGATTTGACGAGCTTCCACTTTCGGTCAGTGGGATCGTCGATCTGGGAGAACGCACGTCGGAGCTCATTCTTCCTCCACAAAGGGTAATTTGTCCTGGATAACCAAGTCTCCAAGGTCAAATCAGCATCAGAAGGAAGACGCTCGAATAGCTCTCGAACGCGGCGATGAACAAATACTCGGAATTCCTCGAGTAAAGAACGATCGATAGGAGGAGGATTCATCGCAAATCTCTTCCTAACACCAGCAGCCGTGGTGACGGGGTCATGTGGGTCTGGATGTGGAAGGGCGTTCCCGAAAACGGGACAACCCAACGAAACCAGCACAGGGGGACGTATTTCCAGATCAACTCGGGTAAATTTAGAAAATTTAGTGCCGGGCGTCATAGCGGGAATACGGGGGAGACGAATCTCCCCGTACCTGTACCCATACCCCATCAGCCGACCTAACACGACTGACGGCTGGGAAAAGGCAGCACGTTACACTGCCATTGGAGCTGCTTATAGAGGGCAAACGCGACGAAACAAGTGTTCTGAACTACGTAGTCCCCATCCAGAGGCTGCCAACGCGAATTGTTGACAGCTCCGCAACGGGAAGCACAGAAGGCCAGACGCTGATTCACCACGTCATCCTCTCCGCCAACCTCCAGGTTCTTGGCGGTCGCTAGTTGGGAAAGCAACTCTAGGGACACACGCATGCGTTGTCTGGAATACACAAATCCGTACCAGCTCTTCTCATAGATGGCGTATGTGTCCAGGGCATCCTCGTGTTTAAGTTCAACTTGAGCATTGGAGTCAGCTCGGTTGTCCTGCAGATCGACAGGAACAACAGACTCGAATGTCACAGTATGAACATGTAAGCGCTTGGAGGTCCATTTGCCAAAATACAGGACGTACAGCGGAATGAAACAGAGCAACAAGATCAGCACTGAGAACGTGCAAGACCATGTGATCTGATCATACGCCATAAGTCGAACCAGGATTTCTAACATAGTGACAGAAATCCCCAGGCCGTACTTCAGCATTTGGAGTGCGAATAGAAGCCAAGCAAACGAATACATCGTTCCCATGAAAATGCACAAGAGTAGAGCTGTGTACATTAAATGGAGCGCGACGCGTTCGGTTGTAGACGTGAATCCGCCCAGAGTAGCATAGACAACGTGAGACAACAAATTCTTGGCCAACTTCAAAGGGAAGAGGCACATGAAAATAAGAGCAAGGATGGAACGGACTTTCACAAGAACAGAATAGAGCGATTCCAATAAAATTGGATCCTCCATGTCAGACTTGTGGGCATCGGCCCAAGTAATGGTCTTAGGTTTGTATGTCGCACGCTTTCGTTCAGGTGTCACCACCAGATAAGGAAGCGGCATCGGAACGGGCATCGGCTCTGGCTCGGGGAGAATCAGAGTCGGCTCTGGTGCTGGCGATTTCGGAATAGGCGCTTTTAGCTCTTCGATGGCATCCAAGTGCTCCTCAGCGGCATCTCTGCAAGCTGCAGCTTGGATTTCAAGATCATCATAGGCTCTCATGAGAGCTTGGTTCGTCGTCTCATGAGTCTTATTCGGATTCTTTCCAGCTTTCGAGTTGCTGATTCTAAATCTAGCATTGCTCGAATTGGGTTTTCCCTTTTTGGTCCCACGCTTAGGGGAAGCGTCTTGTTTCTCAGTGCGTTGGACTCCAGTCGAAACAACAGACTGGGAGTCACGGTCCTCTACATACTGAGAACCCCGCGGACTACGGGATTTCTCAGAGCCTTGTCTCCTACCACCAGGTCGGCCACCCTTGGCGAGTTTAACGGATAATACTGAAT